AGGAATCCTATCAGCTCCAATTTTGATCATGTAGTTTATGTAATCATCCACTGAGATTCATTGTAAGGGATAGTCGAGGTTCTTTATTTTCCACAACAGAGTGCATAGTTCCAGCTGGTATGATTAAAACATCAGATGGATATACCTCTTGAGATTTTCCATTGATGACCCATGTACAAGTGCCATAAATTGGTTTCACTATAACATGATAATCATGGTTGTGTGGATCAAAACTGGCTCTATGTTTTGTAGTACCAGCACTTAGATACATGTTAGCATTAGTTTCCGATCCTTTGTATTCAAGTAACTTATTATCAAGAGATCTAAGTTCTGCCGTGAGATCCATTATGTTACTAAGAAGACTAGTGAATCCTAGATCATATAATCTTTTCCACTTCTCATAGTAAACAAAACCCCTAGAGTCAAAGAATCCATTAGACTTTTTTTGACATTGATTTATGACTTCCAGTGCTGGTTCTGGCCATCTGTATTTTATTTGTAGTAAATCTAATATACCATCTTCATCTAAGGTAATTTCATGTTCTCTTATAATCTGAGCTGCGCCTTCAAGGTATCCCATATCATCAGGAACTTGTGGTTGTTGCCACCTTTGATAACTATTCAAAATAATCCTTCCTGTAATATCTTCCTAGAACGTTACTATTATAATATGCTGGTTCTCCATTGTCAAGAGACTCTGTTAAAACGTTGTTAACAAACAGTTGTCTGGTCTCTTCATAGTTGGTTTTCCCCAGAGTTGTATGGAGAGACAGGATCTCTCTGGAAAAATTTGCCTTTCCATAGGCGGATACGTCGGACTTGAGTTCGGGGGACGATCCATAATACTTCTTCCAGTCCGACTCGCTAGTAACTTTTCGTTTACCGCCTCTGGGTTTTCGTTTCTGTACAAAGTACTTTCTGCCGATGTACTTCTTACCTGTTGTCTTATTAGTAATGAGGTAGACGTAACCGAAGAAATCATTAATATCGTCAGAAGTGAAAGGTTTACCCTCATATAGCCAGGGGTTTTCGTAATCTCCTCCTTCAACCATTCCATCATTTTCATATCTTCACACTATGTATAACAGGTTTTTCATTCCTTAAAACGTTGTATAGGTCTCTGTTTTCAGAGGCAGACACAGGATAAAACTCAGCACTAGGATCGAATCCATCATACCTTTTTGCTTGATTAATTACAATAGATCCCTTCTCTCCTGATTGTGACCTGTGAAATGTGCCACGAGGTATCAGTAGAGCGCCACTCTGTCTTGTAAGATTAACAAGATGATATGGATACTTCCATTGTAGATTTACTAATTCAAATGTCCTTGACCCTTGAACCACTCTATTATAATCGTCTTGAAAACTGTGAATATAAAATGACTTTGCACCAACACAATCATCTGGTGGTGAGGTGGCAGATCCTTCATGGATTACTAGGTCTGCTGCATTAGATTCTTCAACAGATATGTCATAGAATACAACAGAGTCTGTCTCTCTAAAGATCCTATGTTTTATAAACTGAACTTCATTCATAACCAAATCCTCCTTAACTGACGAACATCAGTTACACCATACAATGCTTTGACAGTTTCTTCTGCATCTTCTCTTAGATTAGATGGTGAGAAGAACTCTACTTTAGTCAATCTATTTGAGTTGAGTAGAATATATGCCTGCCATTTAGTTTCTTTCATGTTAGTTTCTTCCAAGTATCTTCCCAACCTAAAACTTCTACTGTTATACCTAGCTTATTCTTCTCAATCGCATCTGCTAGTGGTCTGTCATTACCATGAGGATCTAATCTATCTCCAAAAAATACTACATCACCGTCCATAAAGTCTCTGATGATCTGACTCTTATCACACCCTTTACTTGATATATCCACACCTGTCACACCACCCACAAAGGCATGTAAATCAGGGAATTTTTCATTGAATCTCTCCGCTATCCCTTCTCTTTCTTTTTTTATACAATCCCAATCACTGTAAACTAATCTCTCTGTTTGATTTGCACCTCTACCCACTATACTAAAGTTGACACAGCCTGGTCTCTCCTCTATATGAGTTCCTGTTCTTACAGGGAAATGACTCTCATGTAATTCTTCTAAAAGATGTTCTCTTGCATCTAGTGGCAACTCCCAAGGGTTAGTATATACTGACAAGTCTCCCTCATATACATCGTTCCCAGCACAATTATATACCCTCTTACAATTACAGTAGAGAAGGTGTGTGATTTGTTCTATAGTCTTATCTCTATCGCTACCTGTAACAAGGTAAACCTCATTTGCAAGAGCAAAACTGTTAAAGAATATTAGAAAGTCGGGATCAATTTTCTTTCTGCTGGGAGTCAGTGTCCCATCAACATCAAAGATATATTTCATAATATGATTATAAGGTTACTTGATTACTTTGTCAAGTCTATTCTCCGCCGCCGTCTCCTCCACCATTTCCACCGTTGCCGTTACCACCATGACCGTTCCCATTGCCACCATTACCGTTCCCATTGCCATTAGAACCGCCTTTCTTACCATTAGATTCATCTTCTTTATTTTCTGGTTTTAGATACCCACCATAACCTATTCTATACCCTTTGGGAATAGGTTTACACTTTTTGTCATCATTACAGTAATATTCTCCCTTACCACACTTGTTCTTGCCCTCAATGATAGGCATGTATTCATCCTTTAAATGATCTGGAATGATGTCATTAACATATTTTCGATGCTCTTCTCTTTGTTTCTTTCTTCTCAATCTAGCACCAGCATCCATTGCCTTTTTAGGTGTCTTCTTTGTCTGTGATTGATTCAATACTTCTTTCTTTCTCCTGATTGCAGAGAGCATAGTCTCACTAATAACCTCACCCTTATCAGGTTCGTAAGAACAGTTCCATGCTCTAAGAGACTTGTTGATTCTAGAATCAGGATCTCTTGCAGTCTTAGCCGAGGTAAGTTTTGACTTCATACCTTTCATTCTTGCACAGAATGATGCTCTTCTCTTGTTACCTTTCTTTTTACTAGGTGCTTTAAGATCTGAGCCTGGGTTCTCACGTTCATAAGACTTACGACCCTTCTCATTCAAACCACCCGACTGGTTCTTACCAGCCTTTCTTGTCCATGCTGCAGCTTCACTTTGCATCTCATCCTTTCTTACATACTCTTTTCCGCCAGCCCCTATGTCAGTTACCTTAACTTTGATCTTTGATGGATCTTTAAGTTTAACTTTAACCATTGGTTTCTTTGCCTCAGGCACATACTCATCAGTAAAAGTTACAGGATGTGAGACTGTACCCTTTCCCTTTTCATACTTAGTAGTCCTAGGATTCTTAGGGTCATCACTCTTAAAATCTGGATGAAGTTTCTTGTATGCAGCACGAGTCATCTTAACTTCTTCAGTTCTAACTTTTTTTTTACCTCTGTTCGCTTTATGTTCCTCTTGTCTTGCTATCATTGCATTTAAGCCAGGAGCACCTTTCATACCCTTCTTATCCATGAACTTTTTAGTTCTTTCCACATTTATCTCACCCTTTCCACTATGATAATCTTCTATCATATCCATGTCAGGTTTGTAATCAGAAGATATTTTTTTCTTTTCAGCAACTTTTAGATCTTGCTTCCTATTTTTCTTTGCAATAGCAATCGCAGCCTGCATGGCATCATTAGATGAATAAGATTCATTGTTACTGAACTCATCCTTTGTATTACTCGATAGGTTTTTCTTCTTATCCTTTGCTGATATTGTTGGGCCACCTTTCTTATCACCATACTCATCTCTATCACCACAACTCTTCTCCATAACATACTCTTCTTTCCTAGTCTTCTTTTTCTTGACACAGTTTGGATATCTCTTACCAAACATAGTCTTCATACCTTTCTTCTCATACCCATCCCAGCAGTCCTCTTGGATCTCAGGCATAAAATTGTCCTTGATCTGAACGGTAGGAGTCATGATCTCTTTCTTCTTTTGTTTTTTTCTTCTGTCAATTTCTTTCTGTATTCTCTTCGCCATGAACTGATTAGCTGGAGAACTCTGATCCATACCACCAAACTTTTTACGAAGTGCATCTAAATTATCATCAGTCTGTCTTTGCATCTTAGCATCTTCTAAGATACCCATGAAACTTGCTGTGATGAGACCCTTTGTTTTCTTACCTCTTCTCTCCGCATGATCTGCTCTTCTATCTCTTTGGATACCACCGCCAAGTGCAAGAGATCCATGAGGATTACCATAGCGTTCTAGTCTCTTACCTGACCTCTTATGATCTGGTAATAACTTGTCAACCTTTGCTTCGTTCACTTTCTTCTTAGGTTTATCAGTACTAACATATGTAGGTTTTGCCGCACCTGACTTGGACTGTTGGCCTGGATCTTTTCTTTTCTTTCTTGATGCTGCAGATTTTCTTTCTGCCTTAGTCATACTTGCACGTTTAGATGATGATACACACTTAGGAGTACCCTCACCTGGCTCATCACTAGCACATGTGCCACCTGTGACAACATTGACCCAACCACCTTTACCATCTTTAGACTTAGATCCCTTGAACCACTTATGTAAACTACCTTCAGTTTGTGTTTCCTTTTTCTTTTTCTCCTTTGCTGATAATATTAGGTTATCTTTATCGCCAAGAGGTATCTTCTTTTGCAAGATGATGTCAGGCAGAATACCCTCAGTCTTTAGTTTACTTGTAGGAACAATTTTATTTGTTACTACTGGTGCTTTCTCTGATGCCTTTTTAAGTTGTTCTTGTCTTTCAAGTTTTTTCTTATCGGAATATTTGATTCCTTCTGGGTTTTGTTCTTCTTTTACTTCTTTCTTCTCTTTCTTTTTCTTTTCAAGATAGGCTTTCATCGCACCCTTTGGTTTACCATCTCCTTTATAGAAACCATAAGCTTGACCCTCTTGTTGAATTTCACCCCTAGCAATTCCTCTCAAGAAGCTTCGTGTCTCATTCTTCTCTTCTGGTGTTTTGTATTTCTTAGAGTATCTATCTATTAATTTGTTTTGTTTATCTGCTTCGCCAGGTCTAGCTTTTATTATATCTTTTTGATCTGTGTCAGTCTTTTGTCTATTATATAATCTTTTCTCAGCAGAGGGTATGATTCTTTTTTCTTCAAGATCATTACCTTCTTTATGAACAGTTGTTAAAGATCTAGCTTTTTGTTTTACTCTATCCATAATTGATGTTCCAATCATTTTTAATTTTTTGTCTGCTGAATATGGATTGTCTTTCTTTTTGACTTGGTTTGTTGGTAAACTTATCTCATTCACTGGTGTCTTAGGAATCATGACAGGTTCCATCATCTTTTTCTTAGCCCAGTCATCTGGAACCATAAGATGTTTGGTCTTAAATGCCATGTGTAATGTTGTAGTATCAATATTATTATCCTTTGCAATCTTCTTCATTAATTTATCTACCTCATCATAGGCAGGGTAATCCATCTTACAAAGACCATCTTCTAGTTCCTTGACATAATCTTCTTTTATTTTCTCAGGTAATCCTTCGTGTTTAGTTGATGCCATTTTTTTAGAATCCTTATCACTTATGCTGGAAGCAGCTCTTTGAATCTCAGGCGTTTTTTTCCCCTTGAAAACACCCTTTTTAATCGCTCTAATAATTCCGAAGAACCTTTGTTGTTTTTTTGAGACTGCTGGCATGTCATGTACCTAACCCTTTCCCTGATTTCATGTTTTCTTTACTACCATATCTTGCTCTTGTCTCTACATATCCCTTTGTATTACTACCGTATCCCATCTCCTTAGCATCTTTTTTGAGTTGTTGATTTGCATTATGCTTCTTGAGATACTTACCTTCGCCATCAGTCTTCTCACCTTTGACTTTCTTTGATTGATTACTACCAGTTCTCATGATAGCACCCTTACCATACTTATCTGTAATGGACTTCTTGACTGCATCTAGTACAGCATCCCTAGAGTTTGATGCTGGTTTCTTTGTTCCACCTTTGTCATAACCCATCTCTTTCTTGAGACGAGTGGCCTCTTGAAATTGTTGAAAGTTCTTCACTTCTTTTTACCTAAGTCCTTGAATGATCCTTTGCCCTGTACTATTTTAGATTGCTTAACGTCAACTCTATCTTTCTCATAACTGTCACGGTAATCTACAGGCATTCCTCTACCAGTGGTGTTCTGATTATACTTCTTATCTTTCATGACATTTTTATTGTAGTTTTTATTGAACTTTCCACTTGTTTTTCTATTCTTAAACCTCGCTTCATCATTACTTCTACCCAGTTTATCTGCAAGATTCTTACTTATACCTCTGTCTTCGTTACCTTCACCAGCACCAGCATTGTAAGCTGCCATTCTGTTCTCATCAAGTAGTCCAAGATCATCTCTCCAATCAGAGAATCCTTCCTTCTTAGAACTGTTACCCCAATTCTTTGCACCCTTCTTACGACACTTAACTAATGCTCCAGAAGCATATGCAGAAGGCCAAACACTATAACGTGACTTCACCTTATGATAACAAGCATCTTTACTACCACTACCCTTACCTTTCTTATCTTCTTCCTCTAGTTCTACCTCAGAGTTCATGAGAGCTTCTACAACTGCGTCTTGTGAACCCCAAAGATTTAGTTCATTTATAAATGTCTCTACTAATTCTATATCATCCCACCTATCAATATCATATCCCTCTTCTGCTAATTTTCCTATCCAAGAATCAAACTCCTCTCTGTAATCATTATGTTCTTGTAATTTTAATGACTCCCACTGCGATCTATATTTACCTAATGGTTCGTAAGAATCCTTTACCTCTTTCCTTGCTTCAATCTTTTTCTTTTGCCAAGAGTCTAAAGCATCTACAGGACGACCACCCTTGTCCATAACAGACTTCTTATGTGCTTGGAACTCAGCAGCACTCTTAGCTCTATTATCAGCAACTTCTTTGTTTGCAGCGGCTTGGGTAGCAATCTTTTTCTTTACGTTCGCCTCATTTCTTTGTAAAGCAGGAGATAATTCCTCGTAAATTGCAGAATATGCCTCAGAAAGTTTGTCCATTTTCAACGGATACAGTATAGCTATCATAACGTATTTATTATATCAATAAATAGAAGACAGGGACTCTATAATTTTTAGCTAAATGGCTCGTCAGGGAATATTTACT